ATGGCCTGGTTCCCGCGGCTGCCATTCGGTGGCGCGCGCGTCTCTTCGCGTGCCGATCGCTCACAGACAAGGCTTCGGCCGCCGGACGGCAAGGCGGCAGCCGCAAACCCGGCGGTGCTGGCGGCGCTCGCGGGCGCAACGGGCGCGGCATGGTCGGGGCGCGGCTATGCGGCGCTGGCCCGCGAGGGCTTCATGAAAAACCCGGTGGCCCATCGGGCGGTCCGGATGATTTCGGAAACCGCGGCCGCTGCGCCCTGGCTGCTTTTCGACGGCGCGAACGAACTCGACGACCATCCGCTGCTCGAACTTCTCTCCCGCCCCAATGCGCAGTGCTCCGGCACCGAGTTTCTGGAAACGCTCTACGGCCATCTGCTGATTGCGGGCAACGCCTGGATCGAGGCGGTGGAGGGGTCCGACGGGCCGATCGGGCTCAATCTTTTGCGGCCCGACCGGGTGCGGGTGATCGAAGGCGCCGACGGCTGGCCGGTGGCGCACGAATATGCAGTCGGTGAGGCGCGGCGCCGCTATCCGGTGGAGCCGATCGCAGGGCGGGGGCTTCTGCATCTGCGGCTGTTCCATCCGCTCGACGACCATGCGGGCTTCGCGCCGCTGGGAGCGGCGCAGATGGCGCTCGACATGCACAACCAGGCGATGACCTGGAACAAGGCGTTGCTCGACAATTCCGCAAGGCCATCCGGCGCGCTCGTCTATCAGCCCAAGGATGGCGGCAACCTGACCGAGGAACAGTTCGACCGGCTGAAGGCGCAGCTCGAGGAGGGCTATCAGGGTGCGAGCCGCGCCGGCCGGCCGATGCTGCTCGAGGGCGGGCTGGACTGGAAGGCGATGGGGCTGACGCCGAAGGACATGGATTTCTCCGAAGCCCGCAACGGGGCGGCGCGCGATATCGCATTGGCGCTCGGCGTGCCGCCGATGCTGATCGGCATTCCCGGCGACCTGACCTATGCGAACTATCAGGAAGCCAACCGCGCCTTCTGCCGCCACACGGTACTGCCGCTGGTGGCCCGCACGGCCGAGGCGATGACCGGCTGGCTGGCCCCGGTCTACGGCGGAAAACTGCGTTTGACCTTCGATGCCGACCAGCTGCCCGGCTTGGCCTCAGAGCGCGAGCAATTGTGGAAACGGCTCGGAGAAGCGGATTTCCTGACCGCCGACGAGAAGCGCGAAGCCGTTGGATATCAGAGGCTTGGCGAGAAAACCGGACTCAGTTCGCAAGACAGTTGAATCAATCTTTCAAAGAAGCGGCGAGGCGAAAGGAGAGGGCGATGAGTTCGATCGATCCCGATCCCGCGATGCTGGCCGCACGGCTTTGCGGATCGGTGGCGGGCGCGCTGGTGTCGCTTGTCTATCTCATGCCGAAGAGTACGCGGGAAGCGGCCGCGCGGGCGCTTGCGGGCGTCGCTTCGGGGCTCGTCTTCGGTGCCCCGGTGGGCGCTGCGCTGGCGGAAAGGTTTGCGATCACCGCGCAGGTCGGGCCGCCGGAAATCCTGCTGATGGGTTCGGCCGCAGCCAGCATGAGCGTCTGGTGGGTGCTTGGCGCGCTGGTGCGCATCGCCGACAGGGCAGGCCGCAATGACGGCAAGAGCGGCCGGGATTGAGGCGGTAAGAGCCGCGACAGTTCAGGGATCAATTTCGAAAGGACGGATCATGGTGACAGGCGCGCGACCGGGCGGCTGGCAGAACAAGCGTGTCGAGCTCGAACTCGACACGGTGGCGGGCGACGGCCGGTTTTCCGGCTATGCGAGCATTTTCGGCGCGGTCGATCTCGGCCGCGACGTGATCGAACCGGGCGCCTTCGCCGCGTGCCTGGGAAAACGCCGTCCGGGCGAGATCCGGATGCTGTTCCAGCACGACCCGGACCAGCCGATCGGGCGCTGGACAAAGATCCGCGAGGACGGGCGCGGGCTTTTCGTCGAGGGCAAGCTCACCCTTGCGACCGCGCGCGGCCGGGAGGTGCACGAGCTGATGAAATCGGGCGCCGTCGACGGCCTGTCGATCGGTTTTCGAACGGTGCGCGCCGCGCGCAAGGGCGGGGACGGCATCCGCCGCATTCTCGCGGCCGACCTCTGGGAGATCTCGGTCGTCACTTTCCCGATGCAGCCGGGCGCGCGGGTGACCAGCGTCAAGCACCTGACCGGGCAGGCAGGCGAGCGATCAGGCCTCGTCGCCGCAATCCGCCGTGCGACACGACAGATCGGCGGACGCCACTGACTTTTTCAACCGAAAGGACCAAGGACATGGAGATGATGCGTGAGACGGGCGCGCGCCCGGACGAGAACGAGCTCGAGACCAAGGGGCGGAAGGAGCCGGCGGGCGGGCTCGAGACAAAGGTCGCCGACAGCGATGTCGCCGCGGCCTTCGACGAGTTCATGGAAACCTTCCAGGACTTTCGCGAGGCCAACGACCGGCGTCTCGACGAGATCGAGCGCCGGTCTGCCCCGGACGTCATTTCGGTCGAGAAGGTGGACCGGATCAACCGTGCCATCGACGAGCACAAGCGCATGCTTGACGATCTGGTTCTCAAGCGAGCCCGTCCGCCGCTCGGCAGAGCCCGCCAGGATGCGGGCGCGAGCGAGCACAAGGAGGCGTTCTCCGCCTATATCCGCCGTGGCGACGAGCATGAGCTACGCCAGGTGGAGGAAAAGGCGATGTCGGTCGGCAGCGATCCGAATGGCGGCTATCTGGTGCCCGATGAACTCGATACCGAGATCGGTCGCCGTCTGACGATGCTGTCGCCGGTGCGGTCTGTCGCCACCGTAAGGCAGGTATCGGGCGCGGTGCTGAAGAAGCCGTTTGCGATCTCCGGCATGGCGACCGGCTGGGTGGGCGAGGAGGACGCCCGGCCGCAGACGGCGAATGCCCAGCTTGCCGAACTGCAGTTTCCCACCATGGAACTCTACGCCATGCCGGCGGCGACCGCCTCGCTGCTCGACGACGCGGCAATCGACGTGGAAGCCTGGATCGCCTCGGAAGTCGAAGCAGCTTTCGCCGAGCAGGAAGCCGAGGCCTTCATCGCCGGCGACGGAGTGAAGAAGCCGCGCGGGCTCATCGACTACGACACGATTGCCGACGGTTCCTGGACATGGGGCAAGCTCGGCCATGTGGCGACAGGCGTGGATGGCGGCTTCGGCGCCAATCCGTCCGACAAGCTGATCGACCTCATCTACGCGCTCAAATCCGGCTATCGCCAGAACGGGCGCTTCATGATGAACCGCTCCACCCAGGCCGAGATCCGCAAGTTCAAGGATGCCGACGGGGCCTATCTGTGGATGCCGCCGGCAGCCGCAGGTGGCGAGGCTTCGCTGATGGGCTTCCCGGTCACCGAAGCCGAGGCGATGCCGGATATCGCTTCCGATGCGCTGGCGCTGTCCTTCGGGGACTTCCGCCGCGGCTATCTGGTGGTCGACCGGGTCGGCGTGCGGGTGCTGCGCGATCCGTACTCCGTCAAACCCTACGTGCTCTTCTACACCACCAAGCGCGTGGGCGGCGGGGTACAGAATTTCGAAGCCATCAAGATGCTGAAATTCGCCGAGGCGTAGGCCGGCACGACAGCGACATCTCCTTGCGCCGTACGGCGCGGGGAGATCGGGATGCCGTTCCGAATTGTCCGACCTCCCGCAAGCCGGGGCGGCATTCTCCCTTTCATCGGAGATATTCAATGACCCTGATCCTTACCGGGCCTGCGCTCGGCGAGCCGCTGACGCTCGCCGAAACGAAGGGCCACTTGCGTCTCGACACGAGCGCCGATGACGATCTCGTCGGCAGCCTGATTGCGGCTGCGCGCGCCCATTGCGAGGCGGAAACGGGACTGGCGCTGATGACCCAGAGCTTCCGGCTGTTCCTCGACGACTGGCCTGACACGCCGGTGATTCAAATCCCCAAATCTCCGGTCGAGACCATTGATTCGGTGACTGTTTTCGATTCCGGCGGCGAGTCGCTCGAACTCGATCTCACCGCCATGACGCTCGACGGGCGGGCACGCCCCGCGCGGCTTCTCACTGCTGGCCGACCGCCGGCCGCGCGGGGGATCAACGGGATCGAGATCGATTTCACCGCAGGCTTCGGCACCGCCGCCGACATACCGCCAGAACTCAAGCGCGCCATGCTTCTGCATGTGGCGCTGATGTATGAATTCCGCGGCGCGGTAAGTCCCGACATGCAGCCCGCCGCCATTCCGCACGGCTACCGCTCGCTGATCGGTCCGTGGGTGCGGAGGGCGATCTGATGCGCCGGAGCTTCAATGATCCGGGCTGGCTCGACGCGCGGCTGACACTGGAGGTGCCATCCGAAGCGGCGGACGGGCAGGGGGGCGCAACACGTGACTGGGTGAGCGTGGCAGGCCTTTGGGGCGCCGTCCATCCGGTTTCGGTCCGTCCGGGCGAGGAAGCGGCCGTGGCTAACGCCACGCTTACGCATCGGGTGACCATCCGGGCGCGCGACGACGTGTTGCGCGGCATGCGCTTTTCCTGGCGGGGGCGGGTACTGGCCATTGAAGCCGTCAGCGACCCCGACGAGAGCGGTGCCTATCTCGACTGCATGTGCCGGGAGATGGCTCCATGAGTGCGAACGCGCTGCAGCGGGCAGTCTTCGAGCGGCTGACCGCTGACGCCGATGTCACCGCGCTGGCAGGCCCGGGCAAGGTTTTCGACGGCCGTCCGGAACGGATGCAGCCGCCCTACCTCGTTTTCGGCGACTGGCGGATCGACGACTGGTCGACTGGATCGGAAGAGGGCGCGGAGCACCGTTTCGAGATCGAGATCTGGTCCGATGCGCGGGGCCGCAAGCAGGCGGCAAGCCTTGCCGAAGCGGTTCGCGCCGCACTTCACGATGCGACGCTTGGTTTGCCGGGCTTTCACCTGGTCAATCTGCGGCACACGCGAACCCGGAGCGGGCGCGAGCCGAAATCGCGGCACATCCGGGCGCGGATCGCGTTCCGCGCGGTTCTCGAACCCGCCGCATTCTGAGTTCAACCCTCGAAGGGAGACGCGATATGTCCGCACAAAAGGGCAAGGACCTGCTGCTCAAGATCGATGATGGCAGCGCATATGTGACGGTGGCCGGACTGAGAGCGCGGCGGCTCGCCTTCAATGCCGCGGCTGTCGATGTGACCGACGCCGAGTCCGCCGGGCGCTGGCGTGAATTGCTGGCCGGAGCGGGCGTTCAGCGCGCTTCGCTATCCGGCGGCGGGTTGTTCAAGGACGCGACCAGTGACGCGCTCGTCCGCCAGGTCTTCTTTTCCGGCGAGATACGTTCCTGGCAGGTGATGATCCCCGACTTTGGAACCGTCACCGGACCGTTTCAGATCGTGGCTCTCGAATATGCCGGTCGACATGATGGCGAGGTGACATTCGAGATGGCGCTTGAATCCGCCGGTGAACTTGTGTTCGGAGCGGCCTGATGGCGAGTTTCGGACGACCACCCAACCGGTTGCGCGGCGAGGTGTCGGCGAGAATCGACGGCGAAAGCCGGATCCTTTGCCTCACCCTCGGCGCGCTCGCCGAACTCGAAGGGGCCTATGAGGCAGACGGACTGGCGGGACTTTGCGCCAGATTGGCCGCCGGCAGCTTTTCCTCGACCGATCTGATCCGCATTCTTGCGGCCGGACTGCGGGGCGGCGGCAATGTGGCGAGCGACGAGGACGTCGCGGCCATGAGCTTCGTCGGCGGGGTGCCGGAAATGGCGCGCATCGCCGCCGAACTGCTCGTCTCGGCCTTCGGGACGGGAGACGCTCCAAACCCTCCGAAGCCGCATCCGTGATGACGAAGCCTCACTCGAACGCGCCGATCCCCTGGTCGGCGCTGATGGCGTTCGGGCTCACGCGGATGCGGCTTTCCCCCGAGACATTCTGGGCACTCAGCCTGGCCGAAGTGAGGGTGATGGCCACCCCGCCGGCACCCTTGCGATTGGCGATGCCGGGACGCGCCGAACTGGAAGCGCTGGCGCAGCGCTACCCCGATGGAGAGAGACATGGCCGAGGATGACCTGAACCTGCCCGACTACGATATCGAGGAGACGGCTCGCGGACTTGCCGAACTCGAACGGCGGGCCAATTCGTTCGGTTCGGCGATCACCCGTGCCCTGCAGCAGGCGGTCATCGACGGGCGCAGCCTCGATGATGTGCTGCGCGGTCTGGCTGCACGCATGTCGGCGATCGCACTCGACGCCGGGCTGGCTCCGCTCGAGAACCTGCTTTCGGGACTCGCCGGAAATCTCACCTCCAGCCTGACAGCGGGGATCGGCAATCTTCTGCCCTTCGAGCACGGTGGGGTGCCGGGGCGGACGATCCCCTTCGCGGATGGCGGTCTGGTAGGCGGGCCGACGCTTTTCCCGATGCCGGGAGGCGATGTCGGTCTGATGGGAGAGGCGGGAACGGAAGCGATCCTGCCGCTTGCGCGTGGCCCCGACGGACGGCTGGGCGTGGCAGGCGGCGGCACGGCAGCATCCGTGCAGGTGACTTTCAACGTCACGACGCCCGATGCCGCGAGCTTCAAGAAATCCGAGGCACAGGTCACCGCCATGCTGGTGCGTGCGGTGGGGCGCGGTCGCCGCGGGCTGTGAGGAGGGGGAGAATGACCCAAGGTTTTCACGAGGTTTCACTGCCATTGCGGCTGGCGCTGGGAGCGAGCGGCGGCCCGGCGCGGCGCACCGATATCGTGGCGCTGTCGAATGGAGGCGAGACGCGCAATGCCCGCTGGGCCGATTCCCGCCGCCGCTACGATGTGGGGACGGGCATCCGGTCGATCGAGGACCTTTATGCGCTCACGGCCTTCTTCGAGGCCAGGCGCGGGCAACTCTACGGCTTCCGCTTCCGCGATCCGGTTGACCACGCGAGCGCGGCGCCGGGCGCTCCGATTGCCGCGACCGATCAGGAGATCGGCATCGGCGACGGTGAGACGTCAGTCTTTCAGCTCATCAAGCACTATGGTGAAACGAAGCGGATCATCGGCAAGCCTGTCGCGGGAAGCGTTCTGGTGGCCGTCGACGGTGTGGCAATCGATGCGGCAGATGTCATCGCCGACGAGACGTCCGGCGAGATCATCTTCGAAGCGGGAGCAATTCCGGCCGCAGGTGCGATCGTTTCCGCCGGCTACGCGTTCGATATCCCGGTGCGGTTCGACGCCGACAGGATCGAGGTCAATCTGGCGGCCTTTCGCGCCGGCTCGGCCCCCACGGTGCCGCTGGTGGAGATCCGGCCATGAGACAGATCCCGGACATGCTCGCCGCTCACCTTGAAGGGGATGCGACCACGACCTGCCACGCCTGGCGGCTGACCCGCCCGGACGGGATGGTGATGGGCTTCACCGATCATGATCGCGATCTCCTGTTCGACGGAACGATCTTCGCGGCCATGACAGGTTTCGCCGATGGCAGCGAGGTGGAAAGCGGCCTCGGTCTGGGCGCCGATGCAGCCGAAGTGATCGGTGCCTTCTGCGCGGATGTCATCACCCGCGCCGACCTGACCGCAGGTCGCTACGACGGGGCGCTGGTGGAGACGTTCCTGGTCAACTGGCAGTCTCCGGACGAACATGTGCTGCGTTCGACACGCGAACTCGGCGAGGTGCGAAGCGGGCCGGACGCCTTTCACGCCGAACTGAGAAGTCTCGCCGCCCGGCTCGACCGGCCCGGTGGGCGGGTCTATTCCCGAAGCTGCGATGCCGAACTCGGCGACGGGCGATGCCGCGTCGATCTCGACAGCCTTGCCTATACCGCCTCGGGCGCCGTCAGCGACGTCTTCGCCGACGACGTGTTCGGTGTCTCGGGACTGGAGGGATACGAGGACGGCTGGTTCAGGCAGGGAAAGATCCGGTTTTCCTCCGGCCCTCTCGAAGGCATTTCCTTCCTCGTCGCAGAACATGACGATGTGGATGGCGGGGCGCGGATCACGCTCTGGTCGCCGCCCTCCGCGCGGCCCGAACCCGGCGACGGGTTCACCATCGTGGCGGGCTGCGACAAGCGGCGCGAGACCTGTCGAGACCGTTTCGCCAATATTCTGAACTTTCAGGGCTTTCCCTTCATGCCGGGCAGCGATTTCGCCTACGGCTATGCCGATGGCGAGACCGAGCATGACGCCCGTCCACTGATTACCTGAGGACGTTTCATGAGCAAGATTACCGAGGACGCGCGCGGCGATCTGATCGTCGCGGCAGCGCGCAGATGGATCGGCACGCCCTATCGTCATCAGGCGAGCCGTATCCGCGTGGGGGCGGATTGTCTGGGGCTGGTGCGCGGGGTCTTCGAGGACGTCACCGGCAGGGTGCCGGAACATCCCGCCCCCTATGCCGCCGACTGGGCCGAATATTCGGGCGAGGAGCGACTGCTCGACGCCGCGCGCGCCCATTGCGGCGAACCGCTCGATTTCACGCAGGCGCGCCCCGGCGACATCCTGGTTTTTCGCTGGCGCGATCATTCCGCCGCGAAACATGCCGGCATCCTCTCTGCGCCCCGCCGTTTCATCCACGCCTACGAGCAGGCAGGCGTGATCGAATCGCCGCTGACACCGGGCTGGGCGCGCCGGGTCGTCGGTGTCTTCCGTTTCCCCGGGGAGTGAACCGCCATGGCTGTCATCATCCTGCAGGCAGCAGGCGCGGCGCTTGGCGGCGTCTTCGGCACGGTCGGCGCGATTGTCGGGACCGCCGCGGGCGCGATCGCCGGCAGCATGATCGATTCCGCCCTGTTCGGCAGCAGCCGGACGATCCGCGGCCAGGGGCTGTCTTCCGTGCGCATACCCGCCGCCGACGAGGGCAGTCCGATTGCCCGTGTCCAGGGGGCCGCGCGTATCAGCGGCACGCTGATCTGGGCCACCCGTTTCGAGGAGCGGATACGCACCGAACGCACCGGCGGCAAGGGTGGCGGCGGTCAAGTGGAAATCGAGCAGCATGTCTATTTCGGCAATTTCGCCTTTGGTCTTTGCGAAGGCCCGGTCGCACTCGTCCGCCGGGTGTGGGCCGACGGGCGCGAGCTCGATCTTTCGACCATCGAGATGCGGCTTCATCGCGGTACGGACGACCAGCTGCCCGATCCGTTGATCGAGGCGAAACAGGGCGTGGGCCAGACGCCGGCCTGGCGCGGATTGAGCTATGTCGTTTTCGAGCGTTTGCCGCTGGGCGATTTCGCCAACCGCATTCCGGTCTTCAACTTCGAAGTGGTGCGACCGATCGGCGATCTGGAAGCCCGCATCGAGGCCGTCACCTGTATTCCGGCAAGTACCGAGCACGGCTATGCCCTGACCAAGGTGAGCCAAACGCCGTGGTTCGGCGAAGAAAAGCTGATCAATCGCAACACCCTCCGCGGGGGGAGTGACTGGACCGTTTCGATCGACGAACTGACGGCCCTCTGTCCCAAGCTGAAGACCGTCGCGCTGGTCACCGCCTGGATGGGCAGCGACCTGCGGATGAGCGAATGCGAATTTCTACCCGGTGTCGAGGTGAGGTTGCGGTCCTTCGAAAGACCGGCCTGGCGCGTCGGCAATTTCAACCGCTTTTCGGCCCGCCTCGTCAGCAGCACCGATGGCCATCCGGCCTATGGAGGAACACCGTCCGACGCCTCGGTCATCGAGGCGATACGCGATCTCAAGGCGCGCGGGCTAGAGGTGCTGCTCTATCCCTTCGTCATGATGGACATCCCGGCCGGCAACGGGCAGCCCGATCCCTATGGCGGTCCGGAACAGGCTGCTCTCCCATGGCGTGGCCGGATCACCTGTCACCCGGCGCCAGGCGAGGCGGGCTCGCCCGATGGAAGCGCGCAGATACGTTCCGACGTGGCTTCCTTCTGCGGTTCCATGACGGCAGGACAGGTTCATGTTTCCGGGCGTACCGTGACCTGGAGCGGCGGCGATAACGGGTATCGCCGCATGATCCTGCACCATGCCGCCCTCGCCAAGGCCGCGGGCGGTGTCGATGGCATTCTGATCGGCTCGGAAATGCGGGGCCTGACGCCGCTGAGGGACGAGACAGGCGCCTTTCCGTTCGTCGATGCGCTGTGCGAACTGGCTGAGGACGTCAAAGCCATGCTCGGTCCGGACACGGTGGTAACCTATGCCGCCGACTGGAGCGAATATTGGGGGCATCGCCCCGACGACGGGTCCGGCGACGTGCTCTTCCATCTCGACAAATTATGGGCCGATCCGGCGGTCGGAGCAGTGGCCATCGACAATTACATGCCGCTCTCCGACTGGCGCGACGGCGACCGGGAGACCGGCAACCCGGACGGGGACCGCCACGGTGCCGACCGCGACGGGTTCGCCCGTGCGATCACGGCGGGTGAGGGGTTTGACTGGTATTATGCCTCGCAAGGCGACCGGAAGGCGCGTATCCGCACCCCGATCGCCGATGGACTGGCGGGAAAGAACTGGGTCTACCGCGTCAAGGATATCCGGGGTTGGTGGGAAAACCCCCATTACGACCGCCAAGGTGGGGTGGAGGCCGTCGAACCTACCGCCTGGGTGCCGGCGTCCAAGCCCGTCTGGCTGACTGAGATCGGCTGTCCGGCGGTGGACAAGGGCGCAAACGAACCCAACCGTTTTCCCGACCTGCGCTCGGCGGAGGGTGGGCTGCCGCATTTTTCCACCGGAGCCCGCGACGATACCGTGCAGCGCGCCTTTCTCTCGGCCCATATCGACCACTGGACCGGCCCGGCCAATGCGGATGGCATGGTCGATCCGGCAAAGGTCTTCGCCTGGACATGGGACGCGCGGCCCTATCCCGCATTTCCGGCACTTGCGGACCTGTGGTCGGATCACGGCAACTGGCGCACGGGCCATTGGCTCAACGGCCGGATGGGTGGCGCCGTGCTGTCGGACATCTTCGCCGACGTGCTGATGCGGGCCGGCTTCACCCGGTTCGACGTCTCCGGCATCACCGGCGCCGTCGGCGGGCACGCGGTCAACGGCACCGGGTCGGTCCGGCAGATCCTCGAACCGCTGATGGAAGCATTCGCGATCGACATGCGGGAAGGAGCCGGCGGCCTGGAGTTCTTCTCGCGTCTCTCCGTTTCGGGCATTCCGCATCGGATCGATGTCGTGGCCGATCCCGAAGACGAACCGCGCTTCGAGGAAGCCCGCGAGCAGGAAACCGAGCTTCCCGGTGAATGCCTGTTACGGTTTTTCGATCCGCTTGAAGATTACAAGACGGCCAGCGCACGCTCGCGGCGTCTGATCGACGGATCGATCAACCAGACCACGCTGTCTCTCGATCTCGCGCTCGATGTGGCAAGCGCGAGTGGCACTGCCGATCTCTGGCTCAAGGATCGCTGGAGCGGTCGCCGTTCGCTGCGGCTTGCGGTGTCACCGGCAAAGGTCGCCATCGAGCCGGGTGACCTGTTCCGCTGTACATTCGAGGGTGCGCCGGACGGGATCTTTCGCGTCGAGCGGATCGAGGATGGCGCCTTTCGCCGCATCCAGGCGCGCGCCCATTCCTTTCCGCTGCCTCTCGAACCGGCGGCGCCGCTGCGGATGCTTGCGACCGGCGATGCAAGCGCCGGATTTGCGCCTGATCTGGTCCTCGCGGATCTGCCGATGATGTCCGGCATCGACGAAAGCGCCTGGGCGGTCGCGGCTGCCCACATGAAGCCGTGGCGACCACTCGTCATTTCCGCTTCCTCCGGCTCGATGGGGTACCGGCAGCGTACGCGTCTCGACCTGCCGGCTCGCGTTGGACGCCTTGCCGACGCCCTTGCCCCGGGGGCCGTGGAGGGGCGCTTCGACGCTTCGGACGACATTCTCGTCCAGCTGCCGTTCGGCGGGTTTGAGAACCTGACCCGAGAGGCCGTGCTCGATGGCGGCAATATCCTGGCGCTCGAACACGCCTCCGGTTGGGAGATCCTGCAGTTCGAGACCGCCGAGGAAATCGAGGCCCGTTTGTGGCGATTGGGATCGCTCCTGCGCGGTCAGGCCGGCACCGACGACATGATGCGGGAGATCGCGGAGGAGGGCGCGCGCGTCTTCATGCTCGACCGCGCTGTCAATATGCTGGGCCTGACACCGGGTGAGGCGGGGCGATCACGCAACTATGTGGCCGAGCTCGCGGGAGGTGGCGACGGAGGCCGGACCTCGCCGAGCGCCTTTTCCGGCGGGTTGAGGGCGCGCAAGCCCTTATCTCCCGTTCATCCCAAAGCCGTCCGCACCGAGGAAGGCGTCCGCTTCAGCTGGATCCGGCGCAGTCGTGCGCCCGAAGCCGACGACTGGGCGGCCGTGGAGGTGCCTTTCGTCGAAGCCGGCGAGCGCTACCGCATCACGATTCTCGACGGTGAAGCCGAGATCCGTGTGGCCCAAACCACGCAAACGGCCTGGACATACGCGGAAAGTGCCGAAATCGCCGATTTCGGCAGCGCACGGACCGCCTTCGACATCCGCATCGAGCAGGGCGGCCGGACGGTTCCCTGGGGCGTGCCGCGCAATGCCCATGTCCCCGTCATCTGAACATACCGACACAGCAACGCGAGAAGAGGAGAATGCAATGAACGAGACCAAAGCCTGGTACCAGTCGAAATCCGTCTGGGGTTCGATCATCACGATCGGTTCGATGGTGGCTGCAATCGTCGGCACGCCCGTCACCCCTGCCGATCAGCAGGCGCTTATCACGCTGACGACGACCGCGGCCGGGTCCGTCGGCGCGCTTGTTTCGCTCGTCGGCCGCCTCGTGGCCAAGGAGCGGATCGGCTGA